AATAAGTCGTTCCTTCGAGTTCTATCTTTTTGAGTTCTGTGATAAACGCCATATTTATTTGTATGTTTTTTTCTTTTTCTAAATCTTTCCAGTAGTTATGGACATTACGGTCTTGCCTTACTAGCGGCTTACCAAAGGCGATATGGTCTCCTAAATGATCGGCAATTTTTTTGACAACATAAGAAGCCCAAATATCGTCATATCTGCCAATAAAGGGGTGCAAAAAGTATGCGGGTATAATCGATCGGTGAAGCGCTGTATTTTGTGAGTTAAACGGGCTCCAAGTGCCTTTTTCAAGCGCGATGTCAGGGTTTGGATACTTCTTTGCGTCTATCGGGTCGGCTAGGTAATACAACCTAGTCATAGCGTCAATATCCGGATCGCCAAGCCAAAGCCCTGCATTTACGACTATGTTTTTTCTCTCCGGCTGGTGGAGTATATACATTTCGTCCGTTCTCTTTTCTAGCGGGAAGCCCCTATGGTAGAAAGTTCTTCTTTTGTAGTCTATTAAACCCTTACAGACATTGAACCAGCCCGTATCGCTAGAGATGCTTGCGATTTTTCTTTTGCCCAACTTATGCTCTTTGAGATATTTTTTGTTGAGCATATAATTGTCATCATCGATCGTGACGATCTTTTCGTATCCGGCTTCGTAGGCCATTAAGATACCGATGTTGCGCCTTTGGATTGAGTTATACGGAAGATACCTCTTTAGTTCCGGAAACCTTTTTAGATACCCTGCTTGATCTTTTACACTGAAATATGCAATACTGTTTTCCTCGCAAAAATCAGCCGTCTCGCTAGGGGTCTTTTTATCACCGATTACAATAATGTCGCATTTAAGCTTTTTGTAGTCTTTTAACAGTTCGGGAACATTTATAGTTGTGGTGACGATTGCAGTTCGCATATAACTTCCTTCATACCTTGTTCAAACGAAACTTTTGGCTGATAATACTCGAGCATTTTGTTTGGGTGAGCGCACGTTTCATTAACATAGTTATCGGGTTTTGGGATATATTTAGGTTTTATATCGGTTCCGAGTACGTTGTTGATTACCCCTACAATCTTGTTAAAGCTAATAGGGTTACCGCTCCCGACATCTATTACGCCCTCTGCTTCTTCAGCTAGTTTCACGATCGCATTTGCACAATCATCTATATAAATAAAATCCCTTCTCTGCTCGCCATCTCCGAACACTTCGGGACTTTTGCCGTTTAAAATGCTTCTGGCGAATAAATATGGCACCGAAGCAATATCTCGCTTGTGTTTCTCTCCCGCTCCATAAGTTGCAAATATCCTAAGACCTAGGGCGTCCACCCCGCCTTTATGTATGTCCTCGCAAATTTTCTTGCACATTGCATATTCGTTAAATCTGTTCTGGCTCAATAGTCCGGTCGAGGGGTAAATTAGTTTTGTGCCCGTTTCCCTGCAGACTTTAGCCGCATTTATAAAGCCGTTTATCGTAGTTTCGACACAATACATAGGTTGTTTTCGAAACAAGACTTGTGAGGACGGAGCGGCAAAATGGAATAGGTAGGAATATGAATAGTTGATATTAAAGGTGTTTATATCCCTTATGTCACCGTCAAGGATAGTTATATCAGCGCCTAGATCAGACAATTTCCGCCCTAAAGCATTACCCAAAAACCCATCTACTCCAGTAATGGCTACTTTCTTATTTCTATAATCCATTTTTGACACCAATTATGTAGTGCGAGAATTTGCCTAACATTCCGACATCTTCGACCTCAAACCCAGCTTCATCTAACAGTGATACAAGGTCTATTTGGGTGTAATGATATGTATGCTCGTCCTTCCACTCTCCGCGATATTCAGGGATATCCCTCCAAGATGTTAAATCGTTCCATAGGCCTTTATGCCCCGTGTTCATTGAAGTAGTCGGGCCGTGTATCTCCCTAGCAACGGTTGATATAAACAATTTTCCGCCGTCTTTAAGGCACGCTTTGAGGTTGAGTATCGTTTTTAACGGGTTAGAGTTCAGGTGCTCGATCGTTTCTGTCATCGTAATCAGATCGGCCTTTAAATGCTTTTCCTGTTTCTCAATATTCCATTTGATAAAATCAATGTTATTATTAGAAAGCATTTTTGTATTTACGTACTCTTTAGTTCTATCTGTGGCGATAACCTTATCCCCACGCAACGAAAGAGCGAGCGCAAGTGTTCCGTAGGCGCAACCCACGTCTAGCGTAAATTTTGATTTCGGTAGAACTTTTAGTACGTCCTTATAGTAATCGGCGAAATTATCCGAATATACTTTAAAGTTTTTATGCTGTTTGTACTTTTCCTGTATTCCAAGAGCTTTGTTAATTAAGTCCACATTGCCTCCCACTCTTTAGCTAGTCCACTAAAACTAAAGTCAGACTTTCTCATCATTATTTTGCGTAGGGCCTCCTGTGCTTTGTGATCCTGTAATGTCCTGATAAGTTGGTCAGACCAGTTTTCAAGTATTTCACCGGCGTTGCTTCCTTCGCGTACTTTGACACCGTATTTAACTGTTTCATCGAGCGCGGCACGAGGTATAACGACTGGTATAGCACCGCATAACTGCGCTCTCATTGCAGTAATACAACTGACCTCGTTGAACTGTATGCAGGGGTATGCCCATATACCAGCCCCGAGCATTTCTTTTACAACTTCCTTGTGCGATATTCTGCCTAAATGAGTTATACCCTCCTGATCCATCAGCTTTTCCATTTCTTCCTTGTAGCTAGTAAAGTCTTCTTGCTTCATCGCTTTTTCTAGGTATTCCCAGCCATAAAAAATCCTTAATTTCGCTTCAGGCACAGCCAGTTTAATCTTCGGCCATTGGGCCAAAAATTCTTGTAAACCTCTGGTGTAGTTAGAGCCATAAACGATCGTGAAGGGGTCTCGTTCGACTTTCTGATCGAAATTAGTCCTATCGACAGCGTTCCTTGTAACAGCAAACTTCTTCCTAAAGTCGGGAGTGGTAAAGTTCAGATAGTAGTCCCTATGCCATTCGGATAAGGTCAAAACTTTATCAAAAGCCATCAGGTAGGGGAAAATTTCAAGGGGATTGATTGTATCGTGCAACCACAAGTACTTTTTGGCTTTTACTTTATCGAGATCGTACTTCAACAGGAGATTGGGCATACGCCAGACCACCAGAATATCTGCTTCGGTCTCCTCAAAGTCCTCATAGTTAATATATTCAACATTGTCATAAGTTCCGGTATCATTTGAGCACCTGTTATAAACTTTCACTTTGTGGCGTTTAGCCAGTTCTCTGGCTAGATATATCACCATTTCTTCAGAACCCCCGATACCTTTTTCGATAGATTTAGGACTCCAGCTTTCCGCGCTTGGTCCACAAAAGAATATTATTTTCATATTATTTCCCCTTCTATTTTGTCCACCTTGACAATTTTGTGGTTTAACTGGTAGCGCATATTTTGAACGGGGGAGACAAAACTTTCGATATGCGCATGGGTAGCTACACTTTTAGCAAGCTTAATTTTAAAATTGTATTTCCTGCACTGAAGAAAGAAGTGGACGTCCTCTCCGCCGGAAAATCTGTTTTGGCCGTCTGGTTGACCAGCGTAGAACCCTATATAACCATCTTCAGTTCTCTTAATAGAGTGATTTGTAAATATAAACCAAGGTTGAGGGATCTTTTTAAATACTTCTCTTTTTACCAGAGTTGCTCCTAGTCCGGCCCAAGCTACAGACTTATCTTTGTCTGTGACCGCCGTACCAACAAATTTGCCGTTTTTCTTTGAGTGCATTGGATAGTCGATAATAGCGACATCGCAATCCATATCAATCAACTCTTTCAGGCCGCCATCGGGTAATATAACGTCGTCGTCGAGTAGCAAGGCGTGTGTCCAGTTTTTTATTTTTAGCGCTGATTCAACTAAATAATTTCTAGATAGCGGAAGGGGCATATCCCAAGAGCGAATAATCACTGGTATTTGTCTGTTGGCGCATAGTTCGTTATCAAGCGCCTGCTGGACTTCGGTTAGCACGACTCCTCTGGTAGGCATTAGCGTTATTATTTCCATAGTGTCCTTTCAACAATTAAAGTTTCCGTAGAAATCGGGTGAAAACTACGGAAACTTATTATTGCCCGATTTTTTTGCTCCTACTAATAAAGACGACCAAACGAAAAAGACCCCTGAAAAGGGGTCTAATTCGTAGGTTTTTATAATCCTAGTCAGGCCTGCGCGTAGCGAAGCAGGACAGCGTGATCGGTTCGAGCAAATGTCAAACCATAAATCTCGTACCCCACCATCTTTGTACCGATGTAATCCACCGAGTATTCGGTTTTCATCGTCACATCTTTTTGCAAGGCAATGGCGAAAGCGTCTTTGTGAAATACCATACCATAAGCGACTGAATTGCTATGATAGACGTTATTCGAGAAGACAACTTTCAATCCATAAAGTTCGCCGATAACACCAGAGTTAACCGGTGCGGGTGTTTTACCACCAGCATCATATCTGATGAAGTCGGTGATACCGAGCAAATCTTCTCTACCATAAGCGTCAACAACCATATACCTGTTCTCTTCCGGCACGTTGTTTGCATCCAAAAATCTAACTGCCGATATGATTGCCGAAGTGGTAATCACACCAGAAGCGGCGATCGAGGAAGCCGTACCAACAGAGTTGGCGATTGCGCCTGTTAAGGCGAGTATGTCGCTGTCAACTGCGTCTGCAAGAGCATACGCAATTTTGTCTCGATAATTCGAGAACATGTCATATTTACTTTGTACGTCAGCAATATCTTCAATAAGTTTCGCGACATATTTAAACTTATTAATAGAAAGCTTGATATTTTTGTCGGTGTTAGCACTGTACGTTACTGCTGTCTCTGCGGATTTATCTAAAGCAGTCTCGTTGCCCAAATAGGGCAAGTTGACAGTATCACCAAACTTTAGACCTTCCGGTCTAAGGTGCAATACTTTATCAACCATAACGAGTTTCTTTTCGCGAGCCTTAAGAACTTCTTCGTTCCATCATTTGTGTTAACTGCATATTTCTATGCAGATCGGACTATACCTTCACATTATAAATGCGCTTAGCGTGTAGTCTCTGAGGGCTTAGTGGGACGCACCCGTATCTTCTTGCCCTGCTGATTGCCTTATGATTTCACTTAGGTTTCCAGCATTTGAGCTAAGTTACGAACCTAGGAATTAAGCTCGGGAATCCACGAAGCGGCAGTTGTAATTGTTACGCTAGCACCCTTGGAAGTTGCACTGTCAAGGGCCATAATTACTCCTACTTGTTAATAGGAAGCGACAATCTTTGACCAGTTAGCGGCTTTCTCCTCTTCCGACATACTTGATACGTCGGGAGGGGGTAGTTGCCCGTCAGAAATCGTGCCTCCTTGCGGAGAAGAAACGCCAGTTCTGATTGCTTGCGAAGCCGTTGTCTTTTGTTGCGCTATTTTAGCCGCTTTTGCTTCTTGCGCCTTGATTCTTGATATAACTTGATCTGCGGCCGATTGTAATGAAATTCTCTTCTGAACCGCATATCCATATACCATTTGGGCAAGGTCGTCATCGCTTTGAAGTTCGGGATATTTTTCGACAGATTCTCGAATATCCGACACGAGGGCCTTTCGAGCGGCATCTCTTTGTTTTTCCACTTCTTGCGCTGACTGTTTTGCAAGGATCACATCAGCGACTTGATCGGCTGTAAAAGTTCCGTCTTCGCTTTCAACCTGCGGTATTTCGGGGGCTTGCCTAGCAAGGTTTTCCCAATATTCCGCTCTCTCTTCAGCTTCTTTCGCCTTTCGGTTAAGTTGCTTGATTCGATTTGCGGCGCGACTCTCCGTTTTTGCTTCTTCCGCCGGTTGCTCTTCGCGATATTTCTCGCTCGTGGCAACTTCCGACATTTCGGTTTCCGAAGTCGTTTCGTTTAAGTCTTGCGGGACTTCGGTGGTTTCTGTCTCCACCTCTGGCGTTTCCGCCTGTACGCTTTGATCTTCCATATTTTCCTTTCTCGAGTTTTATGTCTTCGACGACAGAGTAGGTTTGCATACCCACTCAATAATAAAGACGACCACTACTTAATGTTTTTTATCTGAGTAAATTTTTCGTATAATGCTTCTTTCCTAGAAGCCAATAGTTCTACCTCTTCAATCATCACAATGGCTTGATTAGCTCTGATAAGTTTTTCGTTCAATAGTTCGCTTTTGATCATTGGAAAAACAGCCGCTTTTCCAGTTTCTTCGGCCGCTTGTCTCCAACGTTTAGCAAATCTTTTCCAACCTTTAGTATTGACCAGTTCCGAGTAGTCCCGCGCCTCCTGATACCGCCTGACCAACAGCTTGCGGTACTTGTCCCTGTCCTGTGGCGATTTGGCCTTGTAAATTTCCAGCTCCATCAATAAACCTTTCTGGGTCTTTTTCTCCCGATTTATTTATAAGTTCTCTAACCATTTCTTCTTCGTTGATATATCCAGTCTCTTTAGGTGACCCTGTTATCGGGTCTAATACCGTCTTTCTCATATATGGTTGTAATAACTGGAATAAGTTAACGAATTTGGTAAATTCTTGAGACATATCCGCTTCAAGGGTTGATTCTGATTCTGGAACAACATCATATTCACCGGCTAACTCTGCGGCTGTTACTCTGACAAACCTTTCTCCGTTAGGGCCAACAACTCTGATGACTTTTGACGTTGTTACAAACTGCTGGTAAAGCTGATACACAATTTCGCCCATTTTCTTAAGGCCCATAGTCTCAAATAACTTAACCTTATGAGCGAATCTGGCGTTGGCTTGGGTTGTCTTTATCTCAACTTCTTTGGCCGTTTGCGCTGCTGTTTGAATACCTTGAACATAATCGGTGACACCTAAAGCCCTTTGAGCTGTTTCCATTAGGACGTTTTGCTCATTTACAGCTGTTCCTGTGACGTTAGGCATTGGAATAATTTCTGCGTCATTCAGATCGTTGACGTGGATTATTCCATTATCTATAAACTGTAATTCTTCATCATCAACTGTATTTCTGGCTTTCCACATCGGGCTTAATATACGGTTTACATTGGTTATCCTCTGGTTTTGGACTGTGTTTATGGCATGGACTACTTTTTCAATAGGTTCTATTTCACCCTTGCCGTAGAAATCCTTTATATTGATTGAATCAACTATCCTTATGAAGGGCTTTTTGCCGTGCCAATAGTAATTCTCTTCGTCTCTTAAAACGATTGATTCATCGGCGATCATCACGCATCTGTTGTTTTCCCACATTTCCCATATTTTCACTCTGTCGACTGTGTTGTCGCCCTTGTTGTCGTTATATCCGGCCGCCTTTCGTCTTTCCTGTTCATATTGGGAATCAGATGTTTTTGATGCTTTTAGCTTGCGAAGGCCAGCTTTTGAATATATTGTCTTTCCATACTGTTCGGCCTGTTTATTTTGGTTCTCTAGTTCGGCAATTTCCACCCAATACTGGTGTATGACCCATTTAGCGTCATCTATCGAGGTTGCTTTAGGATCGACAAAGAAATCATATATATTAACGTTCTGGACTCTTGGGTCATCATAGTCAATGACTGGGTATTCATCGGTTATATACTTGCCCTCCTCGTCAACCATTGCCTCCCCGTTGATGTCATACACATACGATTTGACCATTCGAGGTTCAGAGGTAAACCAATCTAGCTTTATTATTCCAGTCCCATAGATAAGAGCTGATTTGACCCACTCAACCATTCTCGGGTAAATGTCGGCCTTGTCATACCAATATGAGAACATATCGGTCAGAATAGAGGACTGCACCTTGTCCCCGCCCTCTCGTGGCTTGTAGGCCACTATGGGGTCTTTTGAGAGCATCCTAGTCACGACAGTTTCAACAAAAGACCAAGCGACAGGGTTAAATACCTTTGACGGCAAGTTGGGGTCAAAATACTTTAGTTTTGAATGAAAAATATAATCAAAGTCGTTGAACTTATCAAATTTAGGCCGTTGATTTTCAACTGCTAAGTCATACCTCTTTTTTACTATGGCTGTTATATCCATCACTTATTAAGACGACCAATAGGTAC